TGAGGCTGCATCTGCAGAAGAAGTGCCAGTTCCAAATGTTACATTGTTCCAAGTGCCTGCGGTTGTAGAATTATCGGTGAGATAAAAGTATTTAGATACGCCAGCGCCAATAGTTACGGAATTGCCGCCTAAAAAATCTTCAACTACAAATGAACTTGAGCCAAGATTGCGAAATAAAATATCAGCGCCTAGTGTTCCTTGATCACCTTCAGGAAGAGTGATAGACAGACCACTAGTAGAAGGGGTGCAATCAATAATACGGGCAGCAACAACTTGGCTACCATTAACAGTTGAAGGCCAAAAGAGAGCTTGATTTGAACTAAATGGGAGAGCAAGATAGGATACATCCGTTGGGGTTACAACGGTGCCTGTAAAGGGTGAGGTGTATACTGGTGTGGTCATCTATTATGGTTCCTGAATCGTTGTATTGCGATCAATACGACGTGAATTATCTTCTTTTTTGAGTGCTGCAAGTGCGTCGGTGTAATAGCTTTTCCAAACAGGCAATTTGTCTATTGCTTTTAAATAGCCTTGTGCTTGCAATAAAGCGCCGTATAACATAGCTTGTGGTGCAATCGAAGTCCACAAATTTTGTTGGTTAGAAGTATCTAATGGTTGAATTTCAGCGTAGTAGATAATTTCTACAGGATAGCTTTGGTTTGGCACTGGTGCAAAGTTCCAATTGCTATAATCATAGTCAGCGTAATAAAGTGGAGTGCCTGGTTGAGATTCTGCTTGGTATTGCGCTATATAATCTTGACTGCGCAACAGCACAGGCTGTCCGTTAATCTTCATTGAAACAGTTTTACGCCAACGAGCAGGTTTATTTAAAACTGCTACGTTTGACGTAAGATTAGTTTCTACCACAATTAATTGTAAGAATGTCTTTAACTCAGCGGCAATTGAAGATTCTGCCAAAGCAATTAAGTTAGGAATTTGCGCAATGAAATCTGGATCATTACGCTCCATATATTGCTGGATGTTTAGCACAAGGCTGTCATATGACATTATTACCGAAATTTTAATTCTCCCTGTGGAAAGTATGACCTTTGTGTGAAAGGTACTTTGGTTTTTTATTTATACAAGCATTAACACAAGATGGTGTAAATCCCGCAGCTTTTAATTCTTTATCACCACAAAACTTTATTTTCTCACTGGTCAGCATGTTTGTTGCAATAGTAAATCCTTTAAAGTTAGGATTTTTATTCCCGATCTTAGCCAATATTCTTTCTTGGCTATGGGGTTTACTATTTGCTGCGCGAATAGCTAATATTTGTTTTTCGGTTACGGGTTTTCCATATCTTGGATTATTAATTCCTCGCATATTTTCAGCGCTTTTTACCTTGGATACAGCGTATGCTTTTGAAGTAATTTTATGAAAATTTGTCATGCTGTTTGCGGCATGCCACATTTTACCACCGTGAATTTTAGCTAATAGCAAATGCGCTAAACAATGCTCTCGAGCTGTTAAGTCTATTAGATTACCAATATTATTAGAACCCCCTAATGCTTTAGGAACAATGTGATGTCGTTCAGTATAGCAATCTGGCTTAGTGCGAGATTGAGCTTTTTGAATAAGAGAGTTGTATACTTTTTGATAGTTCATACTACCTAGTATAATAACTTATCACGGGTTGGAAGTAGATTGGTGACTTATCGCGCTCTTCTTCACTAGCTTGTAAGAATGCTTTGTCAGCTTGACCTTCTAAGTACTGAATACGTGGCATATCTACACCCGGAAGTTGTAACGACATGGCGTGAGATAAACTCTTCTGAATTGAGTTTATCCAACGGTCGGGCACATAGATTTGATTTGTCAATGTACCAACGTCTTGCATTTGAACTTCAACAATTAGTTGGAACATTTGAAAATCATTATTGGGCACAGGCCACAAATACATAGACGGCTCTATGGTTCTGTCAAACCAGTACTGCAAAGAACGAACAGATGGGAATTGTTTGTTGGGGAGATTCCAGTAATCGTCACGGTTTAAACGGGCCAAGGGGATAACTTGTTGACTGGTTGAAAATACAATTTGACGTACTGAAAATGTATTTAATGCGTCTGCATTTCGCAAACGATAATAAAGATGGTTTGGAGTGATTTCAATATTAAAATATACCCATTCACGGTCTTTTAGTGTTGTTTCCGGAAACTGTTGAACTTCAGTCCAAACAATACCATCATCACTTACTTCGTAAATTAGATTATATGTAGTTGTGCCACTACCAGTAGCGTATCCATTCCAACCAACATAAAACACTGGCTGCGCTTGCGCATATTGTAAACCCAAATAGTTTTTAGCTAGTGTAGAAGTTGCAACAAGGTTTAAGTTTTGCTCAAAAGCTACCGGAGAAAGTGAATTATCAAGCGGTAGGTACTCAGCGGCTTGGGAGTTAATAATATAAACCCAGTTAGCTTCACGAACGTCAATAACTGTTTTTGGTAGGTATAGTTGTTGTTGGGCTTGTAATGCCCCGTATAGTTGGTTTTCTAAGAGCCAAAGGTTGACACCGCGGTTAGATAAGTTTTGTAAGTTATAGAAAAGAGCCTGTTTGGCTGCTTCTACGTATTCAGGCGTGACCTCTTCTGCAGTTTTACCTGCATCACGGTACGCATAGGAAATTAGCTGGTCAACATTAATTGTGGTGTTGCCAGTGGTGTTTGAATACGCCATTTAGCGCCCTCGGCCAGCGGCCCTTTTAGTTACTTTGTTTGGTAGTTTATTTGATGCAAAGCCAGACTTGACAAACTCCTTAGCAACCTTTTTGGGGATGCCAAGGGTTGATTTGCCAGCAGCTGCAGCGTACATAGCGCCTTGTTGAGCTTTTGACTTTATGGGCATGTACCACCTGTGTTCATCTTTTTAACTTTACCGCCACGCTTTTGCATTGGGATTGCGCCAGCTGGACTTACACCACCCGGAGCTTGTGGCATTGGGTTTGGTGCTGGTGGTTGTGCTGCTGTTGCAGTGGCTTGTTGTTGAGCCAATTGAGCTTGTTGTGTTGGGCTTAAATACTGAGCAATACGCTTCTTGCGCTCTTGGTCTTGTGCCATACCAGCCAAACCACCACCTAAAGCACCACCAATTAATGCACCGCTTGAACCACCAGTTTGCATCTTTTTAACATTACCACCGCATTTAAATTTTGCTACAGTGCCTTCAGCTTTAGCTTTACGGCCTTTTACAGCGGCGCTAGGCGCATCTGGAGTTTTTCCAGATTCTTTGCTTTTAATATATGGATCTTTGTGGCTGGATGGCTTGCTTTTTTCTTTAGCTACATCACTACCAGCAAACGCAGGTTTTGCGGCAGCTTTAGACGGGGCATCAGCTTTTTTATCGCCAGTTACTGGAGTCTTAACTAATCCACCAGTTTTCATCTTTACAATCTTTTTGAATCCGTCCATAATTTCCTCGAGGTTATTGGTTAAATAGGTGATCAGCCCTTATATCTACTAATGCAAAAAACAAGCTGTTTTCGCCCTAAATTGGGGTTAAAAACAGCTTTCTTTCTTTTTCACGGCGCGGTTTTAGCACTACTGGAGTCACCCAATTCATAAATGCGTTTGCAGCATTGTTATAGTCATTTTGATTGAGGTGTTTAACTACTTCAGACTGTTTAAAATGGTCTGCTCCTATATTGAAGCATAAGCTGTATAGGGCGTCGTATTGGTTCTGGTTAAGGGGTGCCCTTACAGAACTACTTACGGCCTCGTCACACCACTTTAAATCGCGTTTAAATAGCTCTTCTACATCGTGGTCTGTTAGGGTTAAGGTCTTTAGGAATTCTTCATCCGGTTTGATGAGATGACCCACCCCGATAGTCCAAAGTCCTTTTGAGTCTTTGTAGGCTTTGTTTCTTTTACCTTCAAAGTTTGTAATAAAGTTAAATGTTGATTCTGTAATGGCCATAATATCTGTTTCCATTGTTTGTACAAATTTGAAACTCTGTAGAATTATAATTAGCGTACATAACCATATTGCTATAAATAGCTTTGTATTCATGTATTCTCCTTTTTTACGCTATTATAGCGCAATTGAGGGTTACTTACTTAGCGAGTCGTATTGTTGGTAGCAGGCGTCGAGCCCTGTGCGGATGATGTCTGCTCTGGCAGCTTCCCTTGTAAGAAACTGTGCATCCTCGGCAGAAAGGGACAGCCCAGTTCCACCTTGTCCATTTGCGGCGCCTTGGGCGCGACTGGGACGTTTACGCAGCTCGCTAATAGCATCGACAAGCTGAGCGTTAATAGAAGTAATCTGAGCATCTTTGTCTTTTCTTATTTGGTCGGCGGCTGCTTGGTGCTGCTCTTGGAGCGCTTGGGTGGCAGCTTGTTGTGCCTGTTTGTACGAATTGAATCGACTACTTTCCACAGCGTAGCCAAGATAGCCAGCCACGCATAAAGATAAAGCAAAAAGTCCAATTTTGACATAGGTCAGTATTCCTAAAGGAAACATTATCTAAACCCCGAAATACGAGGTGAAAACACAAAGGTTGCCTGACATAGATTTGGCTTAGGGTTTACGTTAGGGTCCGCTAGAACAAAAATATTATGGCCAAAGTTGCAATACAGACACCGAGAAAATCCGATTGGTTGTACCCAACGAAACTGAAATAAACCGTTAGCAGTAACATAACACCAGCCAGCTTTTGCGTTATCGTTGTCCTTGATTGATATATCGCCCCTAACAACAACCTGGTAAGGTGCAAAGAGGTATCTAAGCGCAAAAGAATAAGCAGGATTACGGCAGAGCCACTTAACTTTACTAAAGTATCCAATTCCATTTAAAGCCTCAAACGTAGCGTCGCCATCCAGTGAGTTGTCTGGTGTCATAAACCAATTCAGCCACACTGGCAGGCGGGGGCCTTTGCCCCAGCTTGAATGGTTGTCAAGCCAGCCGTCTTGGCTTGTGGCAAAGAGTGGCAGGATAGGGGACAACAGAATGGCTAGTAGCGTAACGAGCAGGCTGATTGGTACAAGCAGCAGATAGATCATTGCGGCTCGGTGTCTTTTTTCATCATGGTCGACGCACCACCCGCTGCCGAAACAATTCCCAGAGCCTCCGCAAGTTCTCGAAGGCTGACCTGCGATGTGGACACCTCGAAAGCAGCCAGAGCAATAACAGCGAAGGTACCAAGTAGCCAAGTAAAGCGAGAGATATCATACGTCTGATTATCCTTGCCAGTTAGTAGCTGCTTGATAAGTAATTTCATTTGCGAAGCGCATCAAGTTTATCCTCGATACGGTGAACTGCTTTTAGCACCTCATCCCAGCGGCTTGCAAAGTCTTCTTTTTTGACGTAGTTGTCTGCTAGGTGGGTCCGGATGTCAGTTAGGTCGTCTTTCAGATCCTGAACAGCGTTCCAGAGTTCCTTGCAGAACCAGCCGATGGCTACACAAATTAATGGTAGCACTGTGTTGATAAGGGTTTGGAGATCCATAATTAGCCTATAAGTGCTTTTACTGCGTCTTTATAAAGTTTCATATTTTTCCTTAGTAAAGTTCGTACCAATAACTTAAATTATTAGTCGTATTACTACCATTAACATCAGCAGAATAGGTTTGTCCTGGAGGAACAATAATCCCTCCTAAACCGTTACCAGTATTACCAGCACCAGCAATTGTTTGCGCCTGAACTACAGCTCCATTTACAGACATATTTAATTGGTGGTTGCCATTAGCACCACTAGAAGAAGTGCTTACAGCAAACATAATAGGATAAGCGTTTGAGTTTGTATAAGTGCCACCAAGCCCTCTGCTACCTGTTACGTCATTCCAAACTTCCCCAGTAATACCAAGTCCTAGTTTAGTTTTACCTTGAAATTGGCTAGCATTTGTAGCAGTTGTAGCATTACCTGTCACATTTCCAATAATGTTTCCACTTGGAGTAACTGTGCCATTAGCATTTAGCTTTAATGTTGCATAGCCTACATTTCCAGCATTATTTACGCCTTGTATGTACACAGCATCTGGATTTCCTGCAGCATCTTTTATTTGGATTCCGCCTGTTGCTCCTGAGTTTGGAGATATAGCCTGAACTAATCCTTGAGTTGCAACATTACCACTAAATGTTCCAGTAGTCCCAGAAATTGTTCCATTAACCAGCAAATTGCCAACGCCGGCGTCTGTACTTGTTCCTATAGACACACCACCGGCGGTAGAGATTCGCATACGTTCAACAGTAGCAGCTTTAAATACTACTGGGGCACCTGCGTCAGTGCCGAATACAAGCAACGTATTTGTTTGGTCCCAGTACATCTGGGCTTTTTCAGTGCCATTGTTGTATAATGATAGTGTAGTAAACTGCTGCCCACCATTATCAACGGAAAGGTTATTTGAGTTACCGCCTTTGACGTACAGTGTCGCTGGTGTAGCAGTTGATCCAATAGATACGTTACCACTAGCATCTTTGTAAAACTGGCCAGAACCCAAGTTAACAATACCAGTACCGCCAGTAAGTGTGGTGCTGTACACAATGCTGGTTGCGCTTACAGTACCACCAGACTGGTTGGTTG